TCTGGCAAGGCTTAAAAGGGCTTTTAAAGGGGTTTTCTTGGTTAACCTAATGCATCCTACATGGCATGGCTTGCAAGGGCTTAAAACAGGCAAGAAAAAACCCGCACTTGGCGGGTCTAGGTTAGGGGTTGATGACTTTATGAGTCAGGGTGTGGTGATGCTAGGCATCGTTTTGCAAGGTCAATCAAAATCAATGCTTCACTAACATATAAACCCCGATGTTCTGCGAATTTTTCGATGGTCAAATAATTATTGACATAATCGAAATACATTTCTAATAATGATTCTCTTGTCATGTTAAAAACCTTTCAAAGATCAAAAGAGTGTGCGTTAATTTTGAAGTGACAAGAGTTTCCCAAGTCATTTTGTGATTTTCTGATTGCTTCAATTATTATTTCTAATTGAGAAAAATCGGCCAAAGCCAAATTTATGGAGCCTACTTTGCTCTCATATTTAATGTCTTCAAAGAATTCAATTTTGATGTCTGTCAACATATAAAGCCTTTCATTTTTTGCGGGTTAGGATTCGGAGAATTAGTGCAAGGGTGGCATAAATCATGGTTTTAGTGCAATTTGTAGGAAACATTTTTAATTGACTTGTCCCAGCAATTGCGACAATCGGCGCATTTATTCCCTTGTTTAGGGGCTGGGCATGAACCCTCAGTGCTTGAAACTGTTGAAGTATTTTCAAAGTTTTCTGGTTCTTTGCCATCGATCATGGCAGCAGAAACCCTAACGCAAAGATTATCGGGAAACTTGCCAAAAGTCTCTAAGTATTGGTTGATTATTTTCTTCTCTCTTGTGGGAATCCAAAACTTAACACTTGGCAAACTGTCAGCAATTTTCACAATGTCCAAGAGATGCCCGAATGATTGCAAGTCTCCTGAATCGTGCCACCTAAAATAATCGGTCTTTGAGTCTCCAATGAGTTTGGTCATTGAATCAACCCAAGAAATAGATGCCAGCCCCTCTTGTCTCTTTTGGTGAGCAATTTGTACGCTAGGGTATTGGTAATTGGATTTTAATGCATAGCAATCATGGCAAACTGAGCCTTTGATCTTTGCTAGTTTTGCGCCTACATTGCACAGTTTTGCAGAAATTCCATAGGTAAACCCAGGCATTTTGCTAGGCTTTCCAAGGCTCCCAGCAATTGAGAGTGCTAGTTTTTTGGTTAGTCTTGATTGAGGAATCGCAAAGAGAATAGTTTGTTGCATAAGTCACGCCTATCAGAAGTTAATGAACCCCAGCCAATCGCTAGGCTAAAGGATACCCGTGAGGATACCCAATAGTCTAGGGATTAGCCAAAGAACCCAAGAATGCACCAGAGTGCAACAAAGGCAACAGAACAAGCACTACAGACAATTTTGTCGATCTTTTCCATGATTTCTTTCTGGCTGGGTTAAAGGGTTTGGGCAAATGCAAGGGCATCAGACTGACAAAACGACAAAGCCGCATCCATTGATTCAGACTGACCGACAAATCCAAGTTCATCAATCTCGATCAGATATTTACAAACGCTAAATCTTTCGCCTCCAACTTCGCGCCTTTCAGGGTCTTTGTAATCGCAGAAAATCTTATATGTGACATCGTTGAAATCTTTTTCAAAACTTGGGCAAATGTCGTTATGCCATGACATATCAATCCAACCCTCAGGAAAGGAGAGAGTGTCGTCATAGTCAGGGAATTCGATTTTGTAAGTCATGGTGTAACTCCTATCAATATTCGGTCAACAAACCAACAAAGTCATCAAAGGCATTTTGTACCATGCACTCAATGAATTCTTCTTCTGACGCATAGTCTTCTTGGACTGATGGATCATTTACCCACATTGCATGGGCATTGTCTGTCGCTTGGTTTATCAGGTCTTGTTTAGTCATTCTGAACTCCTATTAAATGATTGAATGAACCGCTAGGTTTTGCTTGCCTAGCGCACTAATAATAACGATCCCAACCCTTGTTTGATATAGGTGTTTACCCCAGGTTGGCCCATTATTTATAGATATGTAAACCCTATGAACCACAAAGTACTAAATAGGATTTGGCTATTGGTGGTGGATTGTTGATAGTTTGCAGCAATTAGGGTTTCTACCAGGTATGGCCATAATGGTGCTTATGACTTTTATGCATAACCTTATTACTTTTCTGTATAAGGATGGCCATCAGGGTTTACCCTCTCAGGGTTTCTACCTAGGTAGTTACCCTATTAGGGTTTACCCTTAAGGGTTTGTAGGGGGGGAGGGGGTGTGTGTGGTGTGAGAGATTTTGTGGTGCCCCCCATCCACAAGAAAAGCCAAATTAGACTTTTGCCAGCAAGGAAAGGTTGGCTTTGAAGAAAAGGGTGAGCAGTAAAGTACAGACGTAGCAAGGCAGTCGTAGCAATTCTCATGGTCTTGAGAATCCCTTGACTAGGGTGGGTGTCGTATAGCGTACAGAGTTAAGCAGACTCTGTGGGGCTTCAGGTCGTATTACTGTTGAACAGTGCGTACCGCTTTATAGCCACCGCCCTTACTTCCTGGTGAGGATTTGTTTGGGCAACCGAATATCTCATGCCTTTGAGGGTGCGACTGCCACACCCGACATCCCTTTACTTGTCACGCCAATCAGTTGTATCCGTGTTGGATTTACCTATGTTACACGCTTCACAAAGCACTTGCAAATTGTTTATGTCAAGCTCCCTGTCTGGGTACTTTGACCTGGGAAGGATGTGATCCACATGGATATAACCGCCAGTTTCACCGCAAGCCTGACACTTCTTGCCAAACTTAACCAAAGCCTTGTACCGAACATCTCGCCATTCCCTTGTCTTGTAAAACTCTTTCCACATCCCTAGCACATAGGCAGGAGGTGACTCAAATACTGGAGCCTTCTTGACAACCTTCTTTTGCATAGCCCAAGCTATTTGAGAAGCCTTCTTGTTTATCAGTGCCTGGATGACAGGACTAGATTCTGCTAATTTTGCTAATGTTTTCTTAGCCTTAGCTGCATCCTTCTTGCGCTTTTGCTTATGAGCGTCTATTGCTTTCTGGCTGTAAAGGTAAATGCCCATGAAAAAAGCCCTTTAGGGGTGATACAGTCTAGCCCCTGAGTATCCCCAGGGCTGTACCACTTCTAAAAGGCTTATCTGGCTAGAACAGATGGTTGCAGTGTACTAGGGTTTACCCCTATTGTCAAACAATGTATAGTTCACCAAACTTCCATAACTGGGTAAAGTATGAATGTGATTGATGCACTGCCAAACAACCTAAAGAAAAAAGGTCGCCCGAAAGGGGCTGTGAACAAGAAGTTCACTATGGCTACCTATGCTGAAAGACCTGCGGCTCTCCTGCCAAAGACTGAAGTTCAGCGCATCAAAGAACTCAAAGACCTCCTGATAAACAGTGCAGGTTCCAATGTCGTTCACAAAGCAATTGAGATTGCTATGAATGATGAACACCCAGCACAGGCTGCTATGCTCAAACTCTGTATGGACAGGATGCTTCCCGTCAGTCTGTTTGAGAAAGAAGGCAAGCAAAGGAATGCCGTTACCATCAATATCACTGGAATCGGTGGCGTAGAGATTGAACCCTTGCAAGATGTGACTGATGTAGAAACAAAAAATGTCTGACCTCAACTTTTCACTCCTTCCTTGGCAACAAACAGTCTTTGCTGACAAAACAAGGTTTAAGGTTGTGGCTGCTGGTCGGCGTTGTGGCAAGTCTAGGTTAGCAGCTACTACGCTAATTATTGAAGCATTGCGTTGCCCAGCAGGAAGTGCAGTTCTCTATGTTGCGCCTACCAATGGACAGGCGCGGCAGATCATCTGGGATGTGTTGTTAGACATTGGCAGGGATGTTATCCAGGCTAGTCATATCAACAACATGGACATAACCATGATAAATGGTGCAAAGATTTATGTTCGTGGTGCTGATAGACCAGATACCCTGCGGGGTGTGTCTCTTACCTATGCGGTGCTAGACGAGGTTGCGGACATTAAGCCTGAAGCCTGGGAGCAGGTGATTCGTGCTTCTTTGTCAGACAGAAAGGGTAGAGCCATATTCATTGGCACACCCAAGGGTCGCAACTGGTTCTATGATCTGTTCAAGATGGGCCAAGAAGAATCTGATCCTGATTGGAAGTCCTGGCATTTCACAACCCAAGACAACCCATTGATAGACCCAACTGAGATTGAGTCTGCCAAGAAGACGCTGAGTTCCTTTGCTTTCAAACAGGAATACTTAGCATCCTTTGACAACGCAGGAAGCGATGTTTTTAAAGAAGATTGGATCAAATATGGCGTGGAACCTGAGTATGGCAGTTACTTCATTGCAATCGACTTGGCAGGATTTGAAGAAGTGGCTAAACAAGCTGCTAACGCGAAAAAAAGACTAGATGAGAGTGCCATTGCAGTGGTCAAAGTCACTGATGACGGCAAATGGTTTGTCAAAGAGATCGATCACGGGCGGTGGGACATTCGGGAAACTGCTGCCAAAATCCTAATGAAGATGCGGGATTACAGGCCAATTTCGGTGGGAATTGAGCGTGGGGCGTTAAAAAACGCTGTTTTGCCGTACCTCAGTGACCTGATGCGGAAAAATAATGTATATTCCCACATAGTTGACCTAACGCATGGCAACAGGAAAAAGACAGACAGAATCATCTGGAGTCTCCAAGGGCGGTTTGAGCATGGGCGAATTGTGCTGAACTCTGAAGAAGATTGGGATGATTT